TCGCTTGATGAATATATGTCACCACAGCAAGTGGAAGTGCTTGACAACATTCGTCTTGACTTGGCGCGTGACGCTAAGGTTCAGGAACTGGTCAAGCGCGGTGGCGGGGTAGAACCCGGTATTCAGCAAATGGTGTCTAAAGGCGAAGCGGGTCTGCCTTCAGTTCAGTTGCTGAACCGCGTGGCCACTATCGTTCAAAACATCTCTAAGCGCTATCAAGGTCAGCTTGACGACAAGATGGCTAAAGAGCTTGCGTTGCAGTTGCGCGATCCGCAAGTCGCCGCGCAGCGTCTTGAAGAGGCGCTCGCGCGTCAGGCCAAACTTGAAGCAAAAAGACCGCCTGCCAGAACGCCTATTCCGTCTGCCGTTGTCGGCGCTCCCGGCATCGTCAACATGTTCGCTAACCGCGAAAACCGCAACGCAATGGCACGGTGAGGGGCATGGATACGCAGACGATCTACAACATGGTCGGCGGCGCAGCCATCGCGGCTGGAGGCTGGTTTGCGCGGGAGCTTTGGGGCGCGGTTAAGGAACTGCGCGTTGACATGCATAGGATCGAAGTGGATCTACCCAAGACCTACGTCGCGAAGGATGACCTCGACAAGCGCATGAAACACATTGAGGACATGTTCCAGCGGATCTACGACAAGCTGGATGGAAAGGCAGACAAGTGAATGGACCCTTTTACCATCCTAGCTACCGCCAAGGCGGCGACTGAAGGCATTAAAAAAGCCATCGCTATTGGCAAAGATTTCCATGAGATCATCAAGGACATGAGCACCTTGATGAAAGCTGAAGGCGACCTTGCCAAGCTGGCCGCTGACCCGCCCCGTGGATGGGGTCAGGCCAATAGCGCTGAAGAGATTGCTATGCAGGCCGTATCGGCCCGCAAGCAAGTCGAAAGCATGACTGCCCAGATCAAGAATGAGTTTATGGCCCAGTATGGTATGCACGCTTGGGACGAAGTGTTGCGCGAAATCATTAAGGTCCGTAAGCAACAGAAAGAAGCCGCGCTAAAGGCCGCCCAAGAACGAGCTGAAAATCTGCGCTTAATCCTGTTTGCCGCGCCTATGGTCGGTATTCCGTTAATCCTGCTTATCGTCGTCGCCATCGCCATCATCAGCAATTAGGAGCCTGCTATGCATATGTCCCAAGCTGGTCTTGATAACCTCCTTAAGCGCTTTGAAGGCTGCAAGCTCAAGGCTTATCGTTGCCCGGCGGGTATCCTGACCATTGGCTACGGTCACACATCAGCGGCTGGCGCGCCTGAAGTAACTGATGAAATGACCATTACTCAGGATGAAGCTGAGTCCATCTTGAAGAAGGATCTGGTCAAGTATGAGAAGCCCGTGGCCGATATGGTCAAGGTAGACCTGACCCAAAACCAGTTCGACGTGCTTGTGGACTTTGCCTACAACGCCGGTGTCGGCAATCTGAAGACCAGCACACTGCTAAAAAAGGTCAACGCGGGCGACTTTGACGCCGTGCCAGACGAATTGATGAAATGGACCAAAGGCGGTGGGAAGGTGTTGCCCGGTCTGGTCAAGCGTCGTCAAGCCGAAGGAGCGTGGTGGTCTGCCCATCACGATCACCCCCACGACAGTCAGGATCACCGCAGTGAACCTGACCCTGTATCTGCGCCGTCAATGGCGCAAAGCAAACAAGGCGCCGGAGCCGTTGCAATTGGTGCGCTCGGATCAGTTGGTGCCGCGCAGGAAGTCGTATCCCAAGTGCAGGAAGCTAACGACCTTTTCGGGACGGTTATGGGTCTCGTCGCGAATAAAAACTTCCTAATCATGGTTGCCATCGTCGCTATTGGTGGGGCAATCTGGTACTGGCGCAAGCAGCATATGGAGAAGCATGGTGTTTAGCCTGCTATTTACACCCCTTGGGCGCTACATCCTAATCGGCGGCTTGATTGTTCTTGCCGTCGGTGGGGCGTACTTTAAGATCCGCGCCGACGCCGTGGCTGAAATTCAGGCCGCAGCGGCGGCTGATGTACTGAAAAGGACACAAGATGCGTTACGCGCTAGCGATGCTCTTAATCTTTCCGCTGGCCGGTTGCGCGAGCGTGACAGCAACGAAAGAGACTAACGCTGCCGTCTGCGACGTTTGGAAAGACGTTAGCTGGTCCAAGAAGGACACAGACCAGACGATCAGCGAGATTAAGGTGAACAACGCCCGCCGCGAAGGCTGGTGCGCTAAGTAGCTTTGGCCAACAGTTCCTTGCGTTCCCGCGCGGCCCGCAGGATGGTATACCGCTGATGGAGGCGGCGCAGGATCGTGATCCGACAAGCGCCGCGCTTTTCTTCGTTCATAAGCGTCAGCACTTCATGCTCGCTCATGTCCGACAGGCTCTGGTTAAGCTCGCGCCAATTCATGCTTTCAGTTCCTCTAGTGCAATATCTGAGATAGCGCGCTTGTCCTGTAGTGCGCCCCAAATGCGTTCGTCTATTGTTTTATTACAGATCAACAGATAGCACCAGACCTCTTTTGTTTGACCGCCGCGATGCAGGCGCCCGACTGTCTGCTCGTACAGTTCCAGCGACCACGGCAGCGACACAAAGACGATCTTGTTGCCGCCGTACTGAAGGTTGAGCCCATGCCCCGCCGATTTGGGGTGGATCAACAGCATGGATATCTGGCCCAAGTTCCAGCGGTTGATGGCGTGGGGATCGTCAATCGTCTGTGCCTTGGGGAAGCGGCGCTTCAGTTCCGCAAGCTCTTCTTGGTAGTTGTACACAACAATCGTCGGCGCGCGTTGGTTCTCTTCCCAAATTTCTTCAAGCATGTCAAACTTATGGGTTCCGAACCAAATCGCCTCTTGGGTCGTGTTGAACTTGCCCGGCGTGTCGCTGGCGGTCGTCTTGTTGTTATAGACAAACCCCGACGCCATCTGTTGCAGCTTGTTCGTCACGGCGCCAGCGTTGGCCGCGATCACCGCGTCTGTCCCCAATTCCAGCATAAAGTCGCGCTTCATCTTCTCGTAGGGCTTGCGGTCAGCCATGTCGCAGCGCATCTCGACCGTGTGCAGCGGCGGCAGCTTGTCGGCATAGACGCCCGGCTCTAGTACAAAAGTCGCAGGCCGGATGGCGTCCATAACCTGTTCGAGCGCGCCTTTGCGCGGCGCCCATTCACCAAAGTCGCGATTGATGCAGACGAAATACCGCTGAAGAAACGCGCCTTTGGAGCGGCCCAACAGGTTCTGGTCCACGATTTTGCATTGCCCGAACACGTCCTCAAGTCCGTTGGACGTGAACGAACCGGTCAAGCCCCACCTAAACTTGAAGTTGTCAATGACTTTCAGCAGTTCTTTGAAGCGCTTGCCGCTGGGGTTCTTCAGCCGCGTTAATTCGTCAAAGACGATCCCGTCAAAGTCGCTACAGTCGGGCAACGACTGAATGTTGTCATAGTTTGTCACCACGATTCGCGCGTCGCTCTTGAACGCTTCAGCGCGCTGCTTGGGCGTCCCAAGGGCTACAGCTATGTCAAAATCTGGCGCCCACTTGGGTTGCTCGACCGGCCACACGTCAGTGCAGACGCGCTTGGGTGCCAGCACCAGCCAGCGCTCGACATAACCTTCTGCAATCAGTTCGGTCATGGCCGTCAGCGTGATGGCCGTCTTGCCCGCGCCCACAGGCGCAAGGATCATGGCGCGGTCGCGCTCGAAGAGGAAGTCAGCCGCTTCTTCTTGATAGGGTCTAAGTGTGAGGCCCATTCTTCCACCTGTTCGATTGACCAAAGGCACGCGTACTTCTGGCGTAGGCGGTCCATGTCGGTTGCGAAGACCTTTTGCAACGGCGCTAGCCGCCCGCCGTTAGTCTTTAGTTCTATAAACCATGTCTCGCCGTTCGGCAGACAGACAATCCTGTCGGCCACGCCGCGCTGCATGGGTGATTTGAACTTGAACGTGATCCCGCCCATACGAGCGACGACCCATGTCAAGTGTTTTTCGATTTCGCTTTCTCTCATAAAAAACTTCTTGCACATTCGTAAAACAATGTCTAGCGTCAATCCAGCAAACACTCAAATAAGGTTAGGTCATGACTCAACATTCTGATATTGTAGGCGGTTCGACTGCTAAGCGCGTCATCAACTGTCCCGGCTCTGTGGCGCTCGTCGCGCAGATGCCACCTAAGCCGTCCAGCAAATACGCCGACACAGGCACGTTGCTGCATGACGCCATGAGCGAGATCCTCGACAATGACAAATCGCCTGAGAGTGTCCTTGGAAATGAATATGAGGGTATTGTACTGGACGATGCTCTATTGGATCGAAAGGTACGTCCCGCTCTCGAAGCGCTTAATGAAATTGATCCGGAAAAGAAGATGGAGTTCGCGACGGAGATCGTCGTCGGCTTCGGGGATCTTCTGCCGGATGTGTTTGGTTCTTGTGATCTTGTTGGTCGTCTGGGTGATACTGCGGTCATTCTTGATTGGAAGTTTGGCGACGGCGTAGCCGTTGACGTTGAAGAGAACCCGCAGCTTATGTTCTACGCCGCAGCGGCCATGCGTACACCAGCAGCGCAGTGGGCGTTTGACGGCGCGACCAAGGTCGAGTGCGTGATTGTTCAGCCGCCGTTCGTCAAGCGTTGGCAGACCACGCTGCGCCGAATTGAGTTGTTTGAAAAGGAACTGCTGGCCGCCGTCAAGAAGGCCAAGCTGCCTGACGCGCCGTTAGCCAAGGGCGACCATTGTCGTTGGTGCGCCGCCAAGCCCATCTGCCCGTTGCTGACCGGCGCCGTTGATCGCGCGTTGCAGGCGCAGATTAAAAGCATGAACGCGGCTCAAATCAGCAAGGCGCTCGCGCAGGCCGACTTGCTCGAACAGTGGATCACCGACGTGCGGGCGCTCGCGCATCAGATGTTGGACGAAGGCGCTGCGGTGCCGGGCTACAAACTTGTCCCCAAGCGCGCGACGCGTCAGTGGGTAAATGAAGACGCGGCGCTTGACGCCTTGCGTGATTTGGGCGTAAAAGAAAATGAGTTGATGGAGACATCTATCATCAGTCCGGCGAAAGCCGAGAAGGTGCTGAAGAAGCACAAGCTCGACATGCCTGCTGATCTTGTTGTCGCCATCTCAACGGGTAACACGTTGGCACCGGAGAATGATCCCCGCCCAGCGGTGTTGCAGATCGGCAAACAGTTGTCTGTCGCTCTTGGTAAACTGGTCTAACCTTGAAAGGGTAAGCTAATGTCAAATCTGGTAAACTTTGCAGGCGCAAATCTTCCGACCGTTCAGTCGCTCTCGCAGGCGCTGCGTTCTATTGAGGCCGATGTTGGGCCTGCTGGAACGGTCATTCTCAAGATGGACAAGACTGGACACTGGGTGTTTGGGGCCGACCAGACTGAAGTCGAAGACGACTCGGTGTGGGCGATCAACCCGTTCTCCTTTGTGCATGGCTACATCTGCTGGGGTGATGGTGAAGTGCTTGGCGAGAAAATGGTTCCCGTGTCCTCGCCGCTTCCCGAACTTGAACCCGCACCGCCGCAGGCGAAGCGTGGTTGGGAGACCCAAGTCGGCATGTCGCTGAAGTGCATGTCTGGTGAGGATAAGGACATGGAAGCGCGCTACTCGACAACTTCGGTTGGCGGCAAGCGCGCGGTTCAGGCTCTGGCGCTCGCGATTGCGACGCAAGTTGAGAAGGACCAGTCCAAGCCTATCCCGGTTGTGAAGCTCAAGAAAGAGCATTACAATCACAAGTCCTATGGCCGCATCTATACGCCCGTGTTCGAGATCATCGAATGGGTTGGCATGGATGGGGCCGCTGACGTTGCCGAAGCCCCTGCGGCAGCGTCAGAAGAAGCTCCCGTTGAAGCGCGTCGCCGTCGTCGCAGCGCGTAAGGGAGAGTGAAAGCGGGCGGCGGTTGGTCCCCTTATCGTCGCCCGCGAGTAACTAACATATCATGGCGATACTCTGGCTTGACTTTGAAACACGCAGCCGGTGCGACTTGCCGTCGCGCGGCGTCTACAATTACGCGCAGGATCGTTCGACCGCAATCTTGTGCATGTCCTATGCGTTTGACGACGAGGAAGTCGTCACATGGACGCCTGACCAGCCCTTCCCGCAGCGCGTCGCGCAGCACACCGGCCAGATCCGCGCGCACAACGCTGCGTTTGAACGGCTGATGTTCTGGTACGTCCTATGCCCCGAATATAATCTGCCGGAGCCTAAGCTGGAGCAGTTTTACTGCACGGCGACGCAGGCCCGCGCCAACTGCGCGCCCGGTAGCCTTGAAGACGTGGGCCGCTTTGCTGGTGCCACCATGAAGAAGGACCATCGCGGTTCGCAGCTTATCCGCTTGCTGTCGATCCCGCAGGCCGACAATGGCTTTCGCGAAGACGCCGCGCTGATGGCTGAGATGGTCGCCTATTGTGAAACCGACGTGCGCGCCATGCGGGCGTTCAGTAAAGCCATGCGCGACCTGAGCAACGAAGAGCTTGCTGACTATCACGTTAACGAGCGCATCAACGACCGTGGTGTGCGGATCGACACCGAACTATGCCGCGCAGCGGTAAAGTATGCCAGCGCCGAACTGGAAGAGATCGAACGCGTCGTGGAGGAAGTCACCGAAGGCGAGATCCTCAATGTGCGTAGCCCCAAGATGCGCGAATGGGTCGTTCAGCGCGTTGGTCAGCAAGCACTCAAACTTATGACTGTCTTTAAGGACGGCGAGTCTAAATTCTCAATCGACAAGAATGTGCGCGGCAACCTTCTGCTGCTATCGGAGGAAAATCCATATGAAGTACCGCCCCATGTCGCTGAGGTCATACAATGCGCCGACGATCTATGGGCGTCGAGCGTTGCCAAGTTTCAGCGGGCAGACGCTCTTGCTGACGAAGATGATAGCCGTGTACGAGGAGCGTTTGTCTTCGCTGGAGGATCTGCAACTGGACGTGCTTCTAGCTATGGGCTTCAAGTCCACAACTTTCCGCGCAAGTGCGCGAAAGAACCTGAACTAGTCAGGCAATCTATGGTGCGCGGTCATAAGATCGTGCCGACCTATGGCAAGCGCGTCACCGACGTGCTGAAGTCTATGCTGCGCCCGGCGCTGTTGCCCGCTGACGGTAAGCATTTGATTGTTGCCGACTGGGCCGCGATTGAGGCGCGCGTCAATCCGTGGCTGTCTGCGCGGGGCGAGGACAAACTCCAACTATTCCGCGAAGGCCGCGACGTTTACAAGGTGAACGCATCGGCAACATTCAAAGTTTCGGTCGATGATGTGACCGGCGATCAGCGTCAGGTGGGCAAGGTTCAAGAACTTGCTTGCGGCTTTGCTGGCGGCGTGGGCGCGTTCGCTGCGATGGGCCGCGTCTACGGTCTGGCTATGCCTGAGAGCGAAGCCAAGCGAATGGTTAACGGTTGGCGCATTGCTAACCCGTGGGCCATGCCGTTTTGGCAGGAACTGGAAACGGCCTACACACGCGCGATGCGAAATAAAGGCCACGAATTTACCGCCGGACGAATTACCTACTTGTTCGATGGCCAGCATCTTTGGTACGCTCTGCCTTCTGGCCGTGTTCTTTGTTATCCGTTCGCGCGACTTGAAGCCGAAGGCGTGACCTACGCCAAGGCGTCATGGAAGCCCGCTGCTGACGCAAAAGAATGGCCCCGTGCGCGGCTCTGGCGTGGGCTGGCGTGCGAGAATGTCACGCAAGCGACGGCGAATGATTTGTTGCGCTATTCGCTGCGTGTGTTCGACGCCGAAGGGTTTAATCCTGTGCTGCACGTTCACGACGAAATTGTTTTGGAAGACGCCGACCCTGATCGGGCGGCAGAAGCTATGCAACGCATCATGTGTTCGGTACCGCCGTGGGGCGCGGGTCTGCCGATGAACATTGAAGTGCATACGATGACGAGATACGGCAAATAAGGGGAAACACCATG